GGTCTTGATTCTCAATTATCCAGTTACCATGATAACCAACAGTTTCTTCGAGCTGTTTGCCTGCGTCGCCGGGGAAAGCGGTGCTTGCTGTGCGACCGAGGGCGAGGTCCGAGCCAATAGTGATGAGTTCCGAACCACTCCAACGGAAAGTCTTATTGTCCGAGGTGCAAGTGTAAATCTTGCCTCCTTCGGGCACACGACCTGCGGCGGTGCCTGTTCCATAGGCATCAGCACCGAGCCAGTTGCCGTAGTATGTGAACTGCGTGAGGATGAGGCTTGCGCCACTGTTTTGAATCTGCCAGTAATCCGACACATTGATTTGCTGTTGGAGGTTTCCACCTTCAACAGTGGGAGTCGCGGCATTCAGATTCTTGATGGGGCGTTTGATACTTTCCCATTGTGAATTGTCAGCAACGGCTACATTCGATACAGCAAGAAGAAAAACATCGTTGTCAGTGTCATACACAACCATACAGCCGGGGTCGTCGGCACTCTTGCTGATAGACATCATCTGAGGGGTAACGCCACTTACCATAGCGTTAAACTCTACGACATCATCGACGAATCCGGGCAGATTGGCGGCAGGCACCTTTGCATTGGCATCGAGTGGAGCAATGCCGTTGGGGGCACCCTTCGTATCGGTTACAGCTTTTGCGGCATTGGCGGTTGCTTTTGCAGTGTCAGCAGTGGACTGGGCGGCGTTGGCAGAGTTCTGAGCGGCAACAGCCTTACTTTTGGCGTCCTTCGCCTCGTTGTATGCCGTGGTAGCAGTATTCGAGGCTATCGTCAACTGTTGAGTGAGGTTGTTGTTTGCCTGTATTCTTGCGTTGGTCTCGGTTGTAAGAGAGGCCTCAGGAGACTCTATCAGCTCCTCCAGGACTTTACCGACCCTTTCAGCAGTATTCAGGCCTTCCTGATCCTCATGTCGGATGGTACTCGCCTGACTTTTTAAGTTGGTCTTGTTGTTTAATCCCATAGTGAGTTGTATTAAAGTTTTCCGATTTTTCTGATTTTCACTGCGCCTGATGCCTTCTGCGCACCGGGGTTGCCGGACATCAAACCGTTGCGCTTACAGTATGCGATACAATCTTCAAGGTAGCAGTTTGCTACCTCCAGAGTATCGCTGTAAGCATTTGACCTTTCGGCCGATGAGATGTGGGATGAGTAATTGTCCTCCTTTATCATCACACCGAACCGGGTGGCGTTGAAGTCGCCGACCATCAAGTATTTGGCATAGACATAGTAGGACATTGCAGCTTTCAGTCCGACAAAGGTGTAAATCTTTTCTCCCGACTGATATGTGCCACCTTTCAGAAGCATACCAATCTTCTCATCGTCTTCTCCTTTTTCAAGGATGGAAAGGAAAAGCGAGTCTCCGAGGACTGGCTTTATGTTCATCTGTTCTGCTTCTATGATGTACGCGTTGAGCTTGTCTTCATCGGTATTTTTGCTGATGGGTCTGCCATATTTGGCGACCTCTGCCGGAGTAATCAAATGTTCCATATCAGTTTTTTTTTGGAATTTATGGGGGATGATTCTGCCGACTTGTTGGAGATGTAGACAAGCGGCTCTATCTCATAATTGTCCGAGGGATTGGCAACTTCAAACCAGTGGTCGAAGATGCGTTTCAAGGCTCTGGAAATTGCTCTGCGCTGCTTGCTGACGTATGAGTTGTAATATTCGTATGCTTCGGCCAGGACATCGCCTGAGAAGCCGAGTTTGCCTATTCTGATGCAATACCACGGCTCCTGACCGAAAGCGGAGTAAATTCGTTCTGTTGTGCTTGACTCTGTTACTGTGAACTTGTCATCGTAGTTGGTGCCTTCTACATTGATGAACTCCGGCTTATCATCTGCGGAGTTGACGACAATCTCCATGATGGAGCAGGCATTGTTGTCACCCTGAAAGGCATCGAGGCTGTCACTGAGGTCATACTGCGAATCTTCCTTTTCTTTGGCGTTCCCGTTCTCGTCGAACTCATACTGGACGCTTTTCTTATGGACGAAAAGACCGGACAGCATGAAGCCGTTGCGGACGTTGCGGTACTTGACATTATCAAGACCTTCGTCTGTGGATAGATTCGTTACAACCTTGTCGTAGATGGGTTTGGGATAAGTGTACTTGCCATTCAACGACACCCACAATACCTGTCCGCTATAATGCTCTATGCCTCCGCAAGATTGGATTTGGTCAATCACTACGGAGGGGATGGGATTGAATGTGAAATATTTCTTTACAGTGGAGCGATCTACATTGATTCTTCTCCCCTTGCGTGTCTTGTTTCCTTCCCAGTCGGGATGAACATTGATGTAGGTTACACATCCGGCATCGTCTTCTTCTTCAAGACGACAGTTCTCAAAGGGGATGTGCTGTATCTCGCAGATTTCACAAGCGAGATTGTAATTGACGTGCAGGGCAAAGCCGTTATATTTGCCGATGTCCTGTGCTATGAGGGAGAATATATCATCAATGGTTTCTCCCTTGTGATTGCAGACATACTCCGAAAAATCGGTGTTGCTTAATCCGTTACCCTCAATGAATGTCTGATAACGCTCCAGACAAGTGCCACCTGTCGGACTGTTTTCAATAAGGTCACTCATCCTTTGCGGATACAGGTTATCGGAGCCATAGGCTTGGATATTGAGCTGGCTTAGATATGAGGTGCTGAACCTCTTTCGCGGTCTGATTACGTTATTGACATTCATTCTTGGGTATCGGTTGGGAGGTGGTGGGTATTACTCCTGGTCGGGAGCTTCTTCGGGTTCTTCGATGCTGACTTCATCAGCGTCGGAGGGGTCGGGAGTTTCGGCGGTCTCAACTGCTGCTTCCTCCGGGGCGGTCTCTGTGGGAGGCTCGTAGGCAGATGCTTCGACGGCAGGGGCGGCAGCAGATTCAGGCTCTGACTTCTTCTTGGCTTTCTTGCGAGGTGCCGGGGTTTTCAGAGAGGCGTTTTCACTGCGGAGCTGTTCGTTCTCTTTCGTGAGCTGTTCGTTCTCCTTTGTAAGGAGAGCGATGACAGCATCCTTGTCTTCGGCTTCGGGAGCATCGTCGGTCTTGGGGAGCCGGGACTTCCAGCCTTCGGGCAGATGCTCAAACAGCTTTTCGTTGGAAGGATTCATAGCGAGAAAGCGGAGAGCGGCTTCATCAGTGATGTTGGCGTTTGAGTAGCACTTCGGCTCCCCAAAAAATGTGATGATGGCTCCGGCTTTCAGCACGAAATCGGATTTCTTAGGCATGGCTTTATTTCTTTTGAGATAGATGAGTATTTCCATATAAGCATCCCGATAGCAGTCGCTACAACCTCTGTTGGTGATTTCTCTGCCAAAGATGTTGAAGTACAGGTTATCGAGAAGCGAGCGGTCAAGAGATGAAAAGCCGTCTTGGTAACGGCTTTCCATTTCTTTAAGACGGGTCATGGTTTCTTCGTATGTCATGGCGACAAACTGTTAGGTACCACTTACAAGGGATGCCAGTGCTGTGCGGGTAGCCGCAACGGACTGGTTGAACAGAAATATTCCGGCAGAGGGAGCGCCCGATTCCTCCAGTGTGGCGGACCATCCACCCTCGGTGTCCTCCGAGTATTTGTCATCGGCGAGTGCAGTAGCCGAAAGACCCTGCTCGAAGCCGTAAATCTCGAAGGTGTTCTTACCGTCCTTGCCGCCGTACTTGTTCTCCAGGATGGCGACAAACAGACCGTTTGCCAGAGGATTGATGATGTCCTTAACCACATCGGGACCGTTGTCGAGTATCACGAGGCTTACACCCTTCGTGAAGTTCTTGCGGTATGTGCCTTCGGCGAGAGCCTTGTTCGTGCCCGTGTAAGGAGTCTTACCGGGCACGTACATACGATAGGCTTTCTTTCCAGTCTGTAATACCAGAGTGGTCAGGACATTGGGGTTGCTCTCATCGCGGACGCAGCTTTCAAAGTCTATGTCATCGTAGTTGATGAGATAGCCATAGTTGCGGAGACCTTTCGTGGAAGGGTTCTCGCAATTCGCCATCATATCTGCGGCGAGCTTATAGTCACAACTCTGAGTGCTCATAATGATTGGGATTTAGAATGCAACCTGAACGAGGTCATCTTCGCCGACGAGCGTGCCCGGCTTCGATGGGGCGAAAATGGGGGTCAGACGAGGGAAATGGTGG